ATATACATCACCAAAAACATACTGAAATTTCAACATTAAAATATTTATTAGTTGTTTCATAGGTGAAATTACCTTTAAATTCACTTGCTAATTGATTAAATAAATTTGTCATTTTTTTATTGGTTTGATTGTTGTGTGATGTAAATGTACAGGGTTATTTCTTATTTCCAAAACTTTTTAAAACTTTTTTAAAAAATAAGTCAATAATTTTTCATCAATACTTTAAATATAAGAAAAAAGCATCTAAAATTTAGATGCCTTTTTGCTTTTTAACCCTTCAAACCACTATGAATAAACGAATTTACAAAACTTTTCCATCTTTTATAACTTTGTTATGCACATTGCTTTTACCATTTTCAATTTCCACAATGGCAAAACCTTGATTATGTTGGGCCATAACCATATATTTTGGTGATGTATATGTTAAACATCCTGTGGTGTATGTTTTAATAAATTCTTTAAAACCGGTTTTTTTCATGGCAAAACTTGTTTTATGCACATGGCCCATTAACGCATTACAAGTTACTTTATTTAATAAATTTTGCGCAGGATTAGCGCCACCTGATCCATATAATTCATGGCCATGTAGAACCAATAAATCACCCATATAGCAACCTTGCCAATCTTGCACCATGTTATAACCTAACCTTTCTAAATGAAAAAATATCTCAAATTGTAAATCATGGATCTGTGCAAATTCTTCTGCTTGATTTTGCAGAATCCTTGCGTACCGGTTCTCATGATTACCTAATTTAAAATAAATTGGAATATGTTTAAAAATATCCCTGATCCTTTGCATGAACTCCCTACACATTTCAACCTCTCTAGGAAAATCCCTCAAATCAGGATCCTTTTGATGGGCGGATAGGCTGTACACATCGAAGATGTCCCCATTCAAATACAGGCAATCAATTTCTTGATCTTTTAAATACCTAATTGCACAGGTCAATGATTCTAAATGGTGGAATGGCACATGGATATCTGATAAAATACCAACTTTTTTAAATTGTTCTGGTAAATAAAATGGTAAATGATCTTGGCCTATTGATTCGGCTATTCCAAAATTCTCTAAACTATCTAAATTGTAATGTTTGTAATCGCCTGATTGCTTATAATTCTGTGCTAATATAAATTCATTCTTGGCCCTTAATGTGATGCCTTGCATTATCATTGCATCCTTTAATTGTTTAGGACTTTTATAATTGTAATCCTTATAATGTTCTTTATGAAATTCTGTTAAATTTAAATGGGATTTAAAATAATGATCTTTTATTTGCTCGTATTTTTCAGTTTTTTGATTCATTAGATTAGTTTTTTTTCAAAATTAGTCAATTAAACAAATACGAATTACAAATGTAAATTAACAAAAAAGACCACTAACAATGTTAATGATCTTTTTGCATCCCAACCTAACCAATAAACAACCCGATTAAAAATCGGGCCATTTACACAAACACAACCTATTTACTATGAAAACAAACTACTAATCTATACCTGATAAATTACCCTGTATTGATGCGACACATCCGTATAATTATTAGGTATGTGGCATATAATACTGTAAATATTAGATTTAACCGAAAATTTCATGGAATCCATGATGGCTGAATCTGTTTCGGTAAATGTATCAAATTTTATGTAAACTTTATTAGCCATTGACAGCATAAAATTACTACCATTTATACTAAAATCACCTTCATAACATTTTAAAAATGCCCTAAAATCGTTTAATCTTTGTTGGATCACGATCTGTTCCATTTTTTGTGGTGTCGTATCTTGCGCCCTTTTAAGGCCAAAAAACAAACCATATTTAGCATTATATAAAATGCTGTCATTCTGTAAATCATTTACATCGGAATTATAATTGTAAACACCATCATGTTCTAATAGATCACTTTTGTTATTATTATATAATGTACCGGAATATGTTACAGCTTTAAACCTTGATGCACCTATAGAATTTTGGATCAATCCTACATTATCAATATAGGTTCTATTAAATCCAAATCCTGTGTAATATGGTACTGCTACACCCACCAATAAATCGCCATAAACTGCTAAACTTGGTAATCCTACATTTATATTTCTAAACTCAAATGATTGGCATTCTACTGTTACTTCATTCCAAATAATAGTTCCGGTAGTTACCCATGCATTAGTGGTGGCATTAAAATAGGCTGATCCTAAATTACCTCCCCTTACATAATAGGCAATTTTGTAGGTAAATGTAGTATTGCCATCATAATTATAATTATCAAACCCGACATCCATATTAAAATTTAATGTCAATTGATTTGATGAAACATTAAATTGCTGACAGGTAATTGCAGTGCTTGGTGTGTACCCTCCAGATGATTGATAATTTGTAAAACTTACTGAATTAGCGCCATTGGCTGAAAATTCTGATCCCACAGTTAATGTAACTCCGGCACCGGCATTCCAATACTGCAAATCAAATTCAAATCCTGCATTATAATTTGCATAAACTTGCTTGTTTTCAAGATCTACAGACATTTCATATTTTTTCAATGGCCTCTTTACAGATCTAACCATGTTTGAATTTCTTGGAATTAATTGGCTTTTAATTGTTCTTAAATAATTGGCTGTAGTATTACTTAAATTAGTTCCTGATGAATTGTAAACATAAAATTTAATATCCTCTGATCCACCATTTAAATATGCTTGCTTTGCTGTTAAAATTGCATTGCCTACTAATGCGCCACTTTGTATGCCTTCAATGATCCTTTGATCACCATAAGATGATGAATTAACAATGTACCACCGGCCATAACTTTGGAAAATCTTGACATTGGTAGCAATTAAAATAGATCGTAAAACCTTTTTTGCATCTAAAATATCATTGTCTTTTGTTATAAATGCATTTGTTTTAATCAATAAATCTTCATAGATATTTGACCAATTTCCGGATATTCCTGATCTAATATCATTTGAAATCCATATATCAAAATCCAATCCTAATTGGCCTAAATTTTGATAAATAAAATCCCATAAAAAAGTATTTTTTGATTCATCTAATGTATCGGGCAACCATGTATTAAATCCTTTTAATTGCCCTAATCCATCAATGGCTGTTAATTCAATGTTGTATGGAGGTGTAATTATTGCCTCTTGGTAAACATCATTAGTTATAAATCCTGCCCAATAAATAGACCAATTACCCACCGATTCTTGAAAATATAGAATTAATTTATATTCCCTTTCATCGTATTCAAAGAAATTATCATAGCTAACATCATCAGTTACTTTTAAATTTAATGTTGCTGATGATCCAATCAATGGCTCATAAATATCATCATCTGATTTCCATTCAATTGTCATGGGTTCACCATCGCAAATCATAGGATAAACAGTACCGGAATAATCTTTTTTTAAGATCTCAATTTTGCGCTGATTACCTTGTACATCTGAAAATTCTAATCTGTATTTTGCACCGTATGCCATAATTATCCTATTCTATTTCGTGTTTTTTCTGCTCTTTGTAAAGCTAAAATTAAATCTTGGCCCCTTACTACAAACTCCCCTGATAAATTCATGTCATTGCCTCCACCAAAATCCATCATATTCTGTAGTTTAGATAATGGTGCAATTACTTCCGGATTGGATTTAGCACCCATGTACTCACCCATTAATCCCATTGTTGGGCCACTAACTATACCACCTTTAGCAAATGCGCTAATACCTGTAAATGCACCTTGTACCACTCCCATGGCGGCTGCAATAAACGGTGCTAATGCTACTAATCCTGCCGGCCCTGCTGCTGCTGCTGCGTTTGTTCCAATGGTAACTGCATTGGCTTGTGATTCTGCATATTTTGTGGCTACTTTCTTCTTTCCGAATATTGATTCTGCTATAGCCATGGCACCCATTTGAACTAATACATTTGCCATTGCTCCAATAAATCCTTCTAATCCTGTTTTAGCTAATCCAAATGAATTTACAATGCTATTTCCTATGCTTTGGAATACTTGTTGTGTGGTATTTTTTAGCATATCCATTGACTGCATATACATATTAAATTGTTCAGATTGTAGCGCTAATTGTTCTTGAATAATTGCAGTACTTGCAGTGATTTGCTGATCCATTACTGCGAATGGTGATGCTATATTGCTAACCTGACCGTATAATTTCTGAACTGATGTAAAAAATTCCGATTGCGTAATATCATAATTAAAAAAGCTACGCAAAAGTTTGCCAAATTCTTGGCCTTTTGATGATGTGGTGGCTAAAAATCTGTTTAAAACATTTTCTTGGCCTGATGTTACTGTTCGGCTAATTGATTGTAAATCCGAAAATATATCCTTATTAAGATCGCTAATTTTACTACCTAATGCACTAAAATCAAATTTAGCTGCTGCGCTTTCTTCATCGCCACCCAAAACACTTAAATCTGGGCCACCACCTATATTAGCACCTTTTGCAGCCGTTAATTGTGCTATTATAGCTTTATTTTGCTTATATAATTTAGCTTGTTCATCAATTTGTGATTTTACCTGTGCTTTACTTTTGGTAATATTTGCAGTATTTAATCCTGTTTGTAATTGTACTTGCCCTGCTATTTTATATTCTTGTTGTAGTAAAGCAATTTTTTTTCTTATAGCCTCATTTGTTTCTAAAACTACATCAAGATTTTTTTTCTGATCCTCTGTTAATTTATTTGTTTCACCTAATGCCTTATTGTAATCATAGGCTGATTCAGCGACATATCCTAAACCTGCTATTAACACCCCTAATGCGCCTGATTTACCTATAGTTAAATTAAATTTACCGGCTGCACTTGTTAATAATTTAAATCCGGTTAATACTTTTGGTAGAATTGATCCTGCTAAAAATAATAATGGCCCTGTGGCAGCTGCAATTCCTGCAATAGTTAAAATAAAAGTTTTTGTGGCAGGGGATAAATCACGCAAATACCCTAAAATTGAATTAAACTTTGTAATAATTTGTGTTACTGCCGGCAATATTACTGAACCAAATTGCACTCCTAATTCTTTTAATGATTCATTAAACATCCTCATTTGATTGGCTGCGCCTCCACCTGTTCTTTCAAAATCACCTTGTGCATTGGCATTACTTTTTAAAACATATTGGTATCTCAAAAGTACTTTTTCGCCTTGTGTCATTTCAGAATACAATTTTTTAACACCATTTGCCAATGCAAATGTTTTTAAATTGTCCTCTGTCATAACAGTTCCCAATCTTTTAAGTGATTCAGTTTCACCTGTAAAAACTCCACTTAAAGCTGTCGTAACTTCTTCAATGTTCATGTTTTTAAACGATGATAGATCACCGGCTAAACCCACCATTGATGTACTTAATTTGGCTGCTTGGCTTGTAGATAAACCCATTGATGTGGCCATATCTCCAAACTGTGCTGACATATCTAATGCCGTTCCCTCTGCTATTCCAAATGATTTTAAAGATGTTTTTGCAAATTCTTGAACTTCCTTTGATGAATCTTTAAAAGCTACATTTACTTTATTTAATGATTCTTCAAAATCAGATGCTAATTTAATCGCTGCCCCTCCGGCTAATGCTAATGGTGCTGTCAATCGCAATGATAATGATTGACCAATGTCTTTCATTTTAGCGCTAAATCCTGCTAATTTCTTTTCAGCTGATGATAAGGCTGCCTCCAAATCTTTGGAATTGCCATTAATAAATATCTCTAATGTATTTGCCATGCCTCAAAGTTATAAAAAAAACCAATCCTTACTTTGATTGGCTTTTCTTGATTTGTTCCATAAATGCTTTTAATTCTTCCGGTGATGATTTCGGTGTACCCTTATTTAAATAAACATCCTGTGGCAAAGGAAATAGTTTATCTGGTGTAATTAATTGTGATCTCTTTTTGGCTGTAGAATTGACTATCATTGTACTTTCAAATCTACTCATTTCCCAAAATAGATTCATTTTAATTGACCAACTTTCCCCTAACAACGCATTTTCTTTCCATGTATTGCGCCAAAAATGATCTGGTAAAATACCTGCTTGACCAATGTAATAATCAAGCATGGCATCCCATGTTAGGGGTTTATCAGCTTTGGGTTTTTTGTCGATTTAGATACGTTTCTACGCACACCTGCATTTAGATCATTACCTAAAACCCTTGATTCCATTAATGTATTTATAATGGTTTCCAATGATTTTTGATCAATATCATCCATCCATGCACCTACACTAAATTTATTGTAATCTATTTCATTATTATTTTCTTGATCATAAGCAATAATACCTGCATAAACAAGATCACGCATTGTGGCCATGGATAAACCCGATCCAAAAACCTTGTCAACCTCGGATATTTTAAATCCTGATGCTTCCTCAAATGCTGCCCAAAAATTCATTGAAAAATGTAATGTACGGATTTTGCCTCCCAAATCTAATTGGCAGTAACCCCTGCGTTTGTTAACTTCCATTTGTTTTTATGATTAGATTAAATTCAAATACCCAACACCATTTCTGATGTTGGGTTAATATATTGTGCAAACTAAATTATGCGTTTGTTGATTTAACAATAGCACCTGTAATGGTAATTGTACCACTAAAAGTTACTGCTGCTTCCATCTCTCCTGTTTGCTCTAATGATGAAATAAATCCATCAGCTGTGTAGATTGAATCCCCTGATGTAGATGTTCCAAAAATTGCAGTTAATTGAGTTCTTGCAATTAACAAATCTAATAATTGCTCTGCATTATTAGCATCTGAATAATCTACTAAACCATCAAATGAAATTTCACCTGATTTTAATCCTGCAATTCCTTCCGACCAACCGGCTGAATCTTTTGTTGTAGCATCAGCCACATCCAAATTTACTGATAATGTACATGATGTGGTGTGTCCCACTACTGTGCCTTCAACCTTTAATAATAGATTGGTGCCATTAAATACTCCTGCTGTTGCCATATTTGTTTAAATTTTATTCCTCTTTTTTTGTGTAAAAATAGAAAAATATCTTACACATTTTCCCAATTGATATTTATATTTTCCCAATTTGTAAAAACTAAGTTCCATGGCAATCTAGGCTCCCAATAAACACGACCATCAATCACAATATCAAGTGAATATCTCACTAAAGATTCAGTTTCTGCAATTTCTTCTACAGCAGTTACATAGCCTCCACCAAAATAAAACATATTGGCTGTTTGGAATACCCATTTGGTGTATTTTTTAGTAATCAGTAAATTTACAAATTGATCATAATTCATCGCATCGCTATAATCTACTAAACCTTCCACCTTCATTGTAACAGATCGTTTACCTGCTATACATTCGGCCCATCCACCACTATTTTTATTTGTGGTACTTGGTAGATCTAAATTCATTGATAATACTGCATTGGTGCTATGGCCCAACGCAATATCATTATTATAAATTACAACATTAGATCCATTATATAGTGGCATCTTATTCTGTTGGTGGCACCGGTTCTGGTTCCCATGGCAATGGTAATGTAATTACCGGTGGATTTACTAAATCTTCTATTTGCTTGGCTAAATTAATGTCTAATGCCGGCACATCTAATGATGATTCTAACCATCCACAAACAATGTCAAATGTTAGTTCTGAATAAGGTATGTAGGTATCGCCTTCCTTTTGGGTATAAGTTTGACATCCATATACATCGGCCACATATTCTTCAAATGTGGCATTTCTGCGCCAATGTACATACACCACAAAATCTTTCTCACCTTCATAAGATGGAAAACATTGCATCTGACTGATCACCCATTGATAGGATAAATCAGTGGTTTTAATTGTTCTATAATTCGACATCATCAATTGTTTCTATATCTTTAAATTTTACCCCTGTAACCCATCCACTTAAAAATGGATATATTTCTAATCCTTCCGGATTGTTTACCACAATAAGATCAAAATCAAATTCTGATAAATTCAGATCCTTACTTTGTTGATTCAATTTCTTTAAACCATCTTTTGAAAATGAATAACTACCCTTTTCATTTAGGATTAGATTACCATCTTTATCTACAGATGCCGCATCTAAACGCAATTCTTCTGCTTTTTCATTGTATTGATCCAAATGGATCTGTACTTTTTTGGCAATTAGGATTAATTTCTTTTGTCCTTTTGTCTTACCATCTTTCGCATTAGTGTTTAAATTATAAACTAATGTGAACAATTCTGCATAACTTTTTTTCATTGTATTTATTGATTTGATTTATTGCAAAGGTAGAAAAAATATACTCACAAAAATTAAGTAATAATTTTAACAGTTCCCCCATCATTGTATAACATACCCGATGTTAAACCACCTCCAGATGTCGGCAAATCCATTGATACTGTGTTAGTGCTTAATACAATCATTGCTTTATAAAGAGAACCTGATAAAACTCCAATTCTTAAATTTGCGCCATCTTGTGTGCCAAAAATACCTGCATAACTAAAAGATGTATTATAACCTATGGCAATACCTTTTTTTGTACTTTCATCTTGCATAAATCGGGCCATTATTTGAATTAAACCACCTGTACCCTTAAATGTATCGTTAAAAGCTGTTGATGCTGATCTAATCGCATTTAAGGTATAACCATCTGTAGTTGAATTAATACCTAAATTACCTGCATTATTATAAATTATGCTATTGCCTAATCCTGTTGTAGATGTCCATAATGGTACATAATTTGTGGATCCGGATCCTGTTACACCACCTATTGCAGTACCGTTTATTCTAAATGATCCAGATATATTGATATCACCGGTAACATCTAATTTATATGTATTATTTGTGTTTCCTATTGAAACATTTCCGGATGTTGAAATTCTCATTCTTTCACTTGCATTTACTCCCTGATCTCCAGAATAAACAAATGTCAATGGTGTACTTCCAAAATATATTTGGCTTCGCCAATCACCACCTCCATAAGTAGATAATTGCATACCAAATGAATACGTTTGTGATCCTGTTTGGCCTGTATTTGCTGCATTTGAATCAGTTGATAGCATTAATGCAGGTTCAATTGATTGTATATGAACTCTTTGAGTAATTCCTCCACCAATTGATCCTGTACTTGTTGGCGCAAATGCTGTTCCACTTAATAAAACATTTAATTTACTATATGGTGTAATGGTATTTATACCAACATTTGTACCATTATCAAAAATTAAACTATTGCCTAAAGCTGTTGATCCTGTCCATTTTGAAATATAATTTGTAGTACCCGATCCAGATAAACCTACTGCTCCTGATGTTAAAATATTTCCTGATGTATCAAATCCTAAATATCCTGCAATTGTTCCTGTAAATGCCGTGGCTGATGTATATGCAGGCGCATTTAATCGGCCTGTTACTTGGCCTTTTATGTAGTTTACTAATGATCCTAAATCAGTATTTTTTGACATATTATTTTATTTTTAATCTGCAGCAGTTATAATATATGATGTAATAGATAATGTACTACCTGTATTATTTTGTAATGTAGCATTGTTACTTACTCCTTTATATAGGCATATTTTACCACCTGTGTTTGTATTAGCATATCTTCCTGTTGGATTTGAAATTAATGTAATGGTAGATGTTGAATAACATCCATGAAATATTGCACCATCACCATTATTATCTGTTATAAATACTAAAGAGCTATTATTTAAAAATAATGATTTTGTTGCACCATTTGCAAGAGAATAACTACCCCTATGTCTTATAGCAGCATTTTCATCAGCTTTCACATGAACAATATTACCATAATAATTGCTATCAAAACTTGATGATGTACCTAATAATAAACTACCATTTATGTCTAATCTCATTCTTTCAACAGAATTTGTAATAAATACTTGTGGAATTGCTGTAACTGTTTGAAAATATAAAGCATCTGATGCTTGAACTATACCACCTCTTTCTGTACCACCCGTTTCTAATCTAATTCTTGATACAGTATTTCCATTAATATATAAACCTTTTTGATCTGAATTATAGAAAAATGGTGTGGTGTTTATTCCAATATTACCATTATAATCCCAATTCATTGTTTCATTCCATGATGTACCATTATAATTCCATAATTGAAATCTACTAATACCTTGCTGTAACATAGTATAACTTGTACTATTTGTTACACTTGAATCAAAATATATTGCAGCTTGCCCACCTCCTAAAGTATTAGATGCCGTACCTGTTATATTTATTCTACCTCCTGCAACTTCTAATCTACTGTTTGGTAAAACAGTTCCTATTCCAAAATTTCCATTTGATGCTAAAGTGATTGCAGGTGTTGAATAACTTGATGCGCCATATCTTGCTAATTTATAATTACCACTTGTATCTGCAAATTGTCCCCATCCTGCATCTAATGCATTACTTTGGGCCAATGTAAAACCATAGGTATTTGATGTATTTTGTATAATTACCGCCCCACTAAATCTGCCGGTTCCATTAACATCTAATTTATATAATGGTGATGCTGTAGAAATACCAACATTTGTACCATTATCATAAATAATACTACTGTTTACTGTGGCTGATCCTGTCCATTTAGTAATATAATTAGCCGTTCCGGTTCCGGAAATGCCTGCTGTAAATGTGGCTGTGTAATTAACCACATCCACAATATCATTTAAAACTGCTCCGGTTCCTAAAACAACTGTACTTGAATTTGTTGCCGTATAATCTGCTGTGCTTAATCTTGCACCATTTATAAATACATCAATTAAACCTACTGTATATCCCCCAACTATGGTAAATGTAGTTTGTCCAGATGTCGCAGTAAATGTGCTTACATTTCTAACTGCTGATGCACCGGCACTATAATTAGGCACATTTAATGTAGATCCTACCAATGTTGCCGGCCCACTTGTACCTAATGTAGTTAATGTAGAAATACCTGCTGCAATTGTCCATGATCGATCAGCTGATAAATCATAGGTAGTTCCATTAATTGTTAATGTCCTTGCATTTGTTACAGGTGTAAATCCTAATGCAGCCTGTTTATTATTAAATGTTGTCCAATCTGTACTGCTTAAATAGCCATTTGTGGATCCAGATGCTTGGCTAATTGATATTACATTGCTTGTAATGCTTAATGGCGCTGTTGCGCTTGTAATCCTATTTACATAGGCAATATCCCAATTTGTGGTATCTGTTGTTGTTGGAATCTCAAATCCTGCTGTTAAACTAAATATACCTGTAGTATTGGTATATGTTAATCCTAATGCTGTAGATGATAATGCAGTCAAAGCAATAAAATTACTTGGATTGCTTGCCAAATAATAAGAATTACTATCCACTGATCCATCAGCTTTTAAAAATTCGCTTGATGTTCCACCCGATTTTTTTAATGATGTGGCAATTAATGATCCATTTACTTGGACTAAATTAACATTGTCATTTATTGCTGTTCCAAATAACCATTTCCCATCACTCGCTATCCTTGCGCTTTCAATTTCATCAGCATAAAATATTACCGGATGTGGTGTATATGATCCAAATGTAATACCACCATTTAAAGTACTAAATACACCTTTGATTGAATTGTCCATGTGAGTTACCCCAATCATGGCAGCTGCTGAAATACCCTGTACAATAAAGTTTGTGGCCCCTGTGTAATATGCAGGCAATTGACCTATAAAACTATTTCCAACCGAATCAATCCCACCTTTTGCAGTTGCTGATCCATTGGTATAAAATTTTATGCCTTGGCCTGCCCTTGTAGCTACGATTGCAGCATCAGATGTGGTATTTGCTTGCCATGCACCCGAAACACCAAAGATGGCCGTTTCTGTGCCATTCTGCCTTGCGCTAAATGATCCACCACCTGTTGCCCCTGTATTATCAATAATGATTTTTCCGTATGCACTAGAATCCTTTGCATGGATCATGCTTGATGGCGCTGTTAATCCCACACCTAAATAACCTGCTGTAGTTATTCTTACCCTTTCTGATCCATTAGCAAAAAATGTAGTAAAATCATTAGCTGCATTGGTACCTATTCTAAATTCCCCTGTGGCATCTTGCCTATATAATATTTGGTATGTTCCAATATGATAAGCATAAGCAGGATCCACCGAAATATTACCATTTAAAACAGTTAGCATATCGGCTGAATTATAAGGATTTGGAATAATTCCAACCGTTCCACCTATAATTACATTATCTAAATCATCAAAAATTCTTGAATTTGAAATGCTGTTTGTGCCATCAAATCTTGGTACATAATTTATATCACCTAAACCAACTATTCCACCTGCATTTTCTAAAGCTGTTGCAAATTGTATGTTTCGCCATACCAAATCATCCTCATACCATTGTAAAATATCTGTGTCTGTCCGATCAATTACCTGTACATCGTGTAATTCCTCTATTTCATAGCCATTATCTACCTTTACATAGATTTTACCATTATTTGCATGGGCATAAACTACAAAACCCATAATCACTGTGTGATCTGGTGCCAATGGTTTTACATTTGTAATCTGTCCTGCTATTGTAGGTGATAAATAAAGTATGTCGCCATCGGCCCATGTTTCGCCTTGTAAATCACCTGTAGTATCAATTTTATTAATTAATCCAGATGTGGTTATAAATCCTTCTTGATTGTTATTTATATCCTCTGTAACTAATCCTAATGTGCCGGCTGATGTTGCATCTGTAACAGCTAATGCTAAATCTACTTTTAATCTTTGACCTTGCGCCCCACTTATGTAAACAGCCTGATAATTAGCCTCTAATAAATCATCACCGGTTTTATTAACTATTCTTACTACTTCTTCTTGACCTATCTGTAAAGTAACATTACCGCCTTTTAATTTTAAATCAGCTGTTCCATCGGCATCATTCCACGACATTGTGCCGGCATCAACAGGAATTTCTGAATTTGTCGTATTAAATTGTACAAAATCAGATAATAAACCATAGGTGCCTAAATTTAAATCTTGTGTGGCCCCAATATATGGCACATAGCCACCACCTCCACCGCCTCCACCATTTTCAATATTCCACCATATTTTTTCAATAGATGATAAAATGGTATCGCTTGCTGTTACTGTTCCTGATATTGGATTAAATCCTGCTAATGTGGTAGCTAAAACCCTAGCAGTTGTAAAATATAATCGTGTTCCCTCGGCTATTGCTGATGTTGTGGTGCCTGTAGGTAAATAAGTATTATTGTCTAATGATCCATCACCTTTTAAAAATTGTGATGAATTACCGCCTGTAACCTTATATTGTGATGCTCTTAAAAATCCATTTTGATCAATAAATACCCCTGATCCACCACCAAAACCATCTGAAATTTGCTTTTCACTTGCCGTTAATATATCATTATCTATTAATTTTAATAGCGCTTTGTAGGTGTCTGCAACAAGTTTACCGGTTAATGTAGCCATTTAATATTGCCTTTATTTTTTGTGCAATTTAGGCAAAAAAACGTTTAAAAATTTGTTGGCCGATTGCTAACAATATGAGAATAATTAATATCTGATTTATTAATGTTTGGAACCATCCCGATTTTTGATTTTCGGAATCCTTAAAAATGGTTTTTGTAATGTACTTATATTCTGTTCTGAACTGATCTTGTTTTACATAAGGATAGTAATGCACAATGGCCTGTAATTTGCCTTTTTTTTCGCTTATGATAACTTCACCTTGCTGACCTTTTATTCTCTCTCTAAATGGCTTTAAAATGCCATTAGAATCGCATGGATTTGTAATCAATATGGTATCTTTTAATTCCTTGTATTCTGTGATTATTTTAGTGATCACCACAGAATCTTTTTGATCTGTAAACACAGGTGATTGCTTGACAGATCTACATGAAAAACTAAAAATGATTAATAAAAATGCAAGATATTTCATGATTGAAAATATAATTTAGCTTCTGCCATTCTTCTAATGGTTAATCCGGTTAATGTTTTGCCCCCTGATTTATTCCATTTTAGAAATTCATCTTTTATTGTTAGATCATTGGGATCCTTATTTACCTTTTTTAATAATGTAGATCCTTTTAAATTGTTTGGCCCTACATTATAGCAAAATGAACATAAGGCACTAAACTGATTACTATTTATGTCATCCCTACAGAATGAATCCACTGATTTTTGAAATGGTTTTAATAGATCCAATAATAATTCTGTGGCTTTTTCTTCTGTGATTGCAGGATCAGTCAATTTTACTTTTGTTCCATCTGGATAAAAGGTAGATCCATACCCAATTGTATTAACTCCGGCAGGGCATTTATATGGATTAGATCTAAATCCTTCAAATTTCTTGATTAAATCTATTCCGGCTTGATTGCAAGATGTTATTTTCACTCTATTGGCTTTGTTTTTATAACCTTTGGTGTTTTACCTATCTTTAAATTATGGTTTTCTTCACGCAAATTTTCAATTTCAACAGTTAATTCATCAACCTTTTTGCTTAATTGATCAACTTTCGCTTCCAATTTTTCATTCATGGCCGTAAACATATCGATTACTTTCTGGGAATTTTCTAACTGTATTGTGCTTATATCGGCATTTTCTTTTCTTCTACCTACGATCCATCCAATAAATGCTGATCCTGCTGTGGTTAAAACTCCTATTAATGCTTCCCTTGATTCCATTATATTATTTGTTGAATTTTATTTGATATTTCTACGATGCCACGAAAATAGGTATAATCTGAATCTTCATCAGTTAAATAGGTAGTTCCTTCATTTACACAGGTAAATACAGAAAAACCATCGGCTGACAAATCAAAATAACCTGCTGATCTTGTTCTAATTAATTGTAAAATTTGTGAAATTGCTTGATTGGCCTGTAGTTCTCCACCCGAATCGCCACTAAATCTTGTAACTACTTCAATTCTTGTTAGGGTTTCGGTAATGTAACTTGTCTGATTAAAATCAGTTTCATTTGTACTCACTGAATAAACGTAAATGTATGGGTAAATTGATGTGCTTGGCACCCTATTATAAACAGGTAACACTGTAGCATTTAATGTAATGTGGCCTGTTAATCTGGTAATGATCGCCTTGCGAATAAATTGGATTGCCTCTAACATTATTTAGTTAATTGTTTTATTTTATTATCTAATCTTATTTCTAATTTATTCAATTCCTTTTTAACATTTGTAAAAAAAAATGGCCTTGCAGGCAATACAACATCTTTAACCCCTTTTCCTTTAAATTGCGCTGCATAACTATCATTAAAACCCAATGCCTTTAAATGGCTTAAATCTACCTTTCTACCTGTACCAAATTCAACGTATGGCGCATAAGGTGCCTTAGCAAATATGCTAACTCTATTTTTACCTACCCTTTCAAAAAAAATACTTTGCATCAAATTGCCTGTATCCTTTTTTACATCTACTTTCATTCCTTGAACTGCAAATGCAGCTGTATAGGCTAACTCATTTGATAATTCCTGTGCTGCCAATTGGCCCAACTGTTGGATTTTTTTCTTTAATGAATTTAAATCCCCTTCATTAATAGTTATGCCATCCTTTTTAGCCATTACCCTTCAATTTTGGTAGCTGTTATTTTAACCCAAAAATTTTCAATAGTTTGGTATCCGGAATTAATCCTATATGTGGAGGCATCCCCTTCAACCTGTAATATATCTTGATTTTGTATTAGATCGGCTGTTGGCTTTCTAATCATGATCTCAATTTGTGTTTCAAGTGATCTAATGCCATTTTTAGCTGAAATATCACCTGATGTTTCCATAACTCTACACCAATATGTTCCCACAGTGGATGTGGTAGATGTCCACCCACCATAACCATCAGCAGTTTTATTTAATCTACTAACTATAATTCTTTGCTTTAGATCACCTGATGTTAATGCCATTATACAAACATTGCTTTATACCCATTTAAAATACTTTGTGCCGATGATGGTACATCCTGCACAATGGTTCCTGTTACATAATCAGTTCTATTGTCATAATAAGTACTAACCATCATTAACAATGCCTGCTTTAATAAACCATCATTCATTCCGGCTGTAGTGTAATTAATCTTAATATTAACTGCATCACCTATTAATTCAATGATTTTATCATCTAATCCAAAAACAGTGTATTGCAAAGCTGTATTATCTACTGTGCCTGTAACACTTTGAATGGATGCTATTGGGCCAAATGGCACATCAATTAACAAATCAAATCTTACAGATGGTAAATAATATGTTCTTGTTTTAGCCACAATATCTCTGGACATATAATTTTCGGCTGCTATTCTTGCAGCTGTGATCATAGTACCAATCAGCGCATCATCTGCTGATGTATCAATCCTAACAAAGTTTTTAACATCACTTACAGTAATAATTTCTGATCCTGTTGTGCTATTTATTTTTATTTGGCGCATTTTTCTTTTTGCTTATAGCTTTTGTTTCGTAAACTATTTTTTCTTCTTTGGTTTCTACTTCGGCCACTTTAATTTCTTTTGTTTCTGCCTCCACCTTTACACCAATTTTCTTTTCTAAATAATATTTTTCAATATCCTTTGGCAAATAATATGATTCACCTGCAATGTGCATGGTTTTGCCATTACAAACAGTTTTTAATATTTTAACTTGTGCCATTTTAATCTATGTTTTCGGATATTTCTAAAGATTCTTCATCAATAACCGGATTAATAATTTCCTCTATTTCTTCTACTATTTCTTCTACTTTCTTGGATGATTTTATGGCCCATCCATTGGATATAAACAATTTTTCAACCTCGGATGAAACATCAAAAATACCGTATGCCTTATAATAGTTAATACCATCATTGACATTTTTTAGCATTGTTATTTTGCCCATATTGTTTTATTTTTTGAACAAATATAAAAGAAAATGGCACCCAAAAATCAGGTGCCATTATTCTATTTGGATTTTACAATTGATTACACACCAATTGCAGCTATATCAGTTGAGAATGTACCTGCAACAAATGCTAATGGCGCATAGTTGGTTAATGCAATTCTTTCTGATAAACGAACGGTAACGAATCCTTCACGAACGTTAATTCCATCCTCTCTAAAGAATTCTAAAGATAAGTTTTCACGAACCCACATTTGAGTTCCCATTGCAAAGTTACCAACTAAATATGTTCCGGCTGTAACAGCAGTATTAATTACTACAGGTACCCCTAGGAAATTTGGTGTTAAACCTTGATATACTTGATCTTTCAAATACTCATTAGTTGATGATTTCAATAATAAGATTTTAGTAAAATCTGTTGGTGAAACCATGATATAATCAGCTGTGTAGTTAACCAAAGCTAATTGATTAATTGCAACAGTTAAAACATCAAATTGGTTTGCTGCAGTTACTGCATCAGCAAATGATCCTGCTGAGAATGCTGTAGCAATTGTATTGATACCTTCAATGTTTTGACCTGATCCATTACCATAAAGTAATTGGGTATCTTCAACAGTTAACAATTTTTCTGGCGCGCGCGCTGAAATATATGATGTCAATTGTGCTGTATCAGCTAACATTTCTTCTGAAATACGGAAATAAGTACCGATTTTACGAACGTTTGCATCTTCTGCTGTCAAATCAAAATCTGATTCTGGATATAATCCACCTTGTGCAATTGGCGCTGCACCATTATCATAGGCAGTTTCACGCACAAAACGTACTACTTCTGATTGTGTAGATCCTTGTGCTAACAATTGGCGAACGTGAACCGGTCTTGTAGGATCATACTTGATACCTGCTACATATTGTGCCGGAATTACCTCTCCTGTAAAGTTGTTAGCTACAGTCATATCACCTGCTTTGATTTCAAATGCAGCTGAACGACTTTTGCCATTAATCATACCTTCTAAAGCACCTTTACTGATCCCTTCGATCAAACCTTGCTTAAATGATTTCACTGTTGCGCCACTTGCTGTTTTTTTAGCAGCAATTTCAGCAGCATCAATGCGTGAATGAATTTCAGTGAATTTAGTTTCTAAATTCTTGATTTCATTTTTCAATAACTCATCGGCCTTTCCTGTTGCACTTGCAACTGCTTGGCCTTCTGCTTTCTCGATTTTCGAGTCAATGGCTGAATTTATTTCATCCAATTGTTTTTTGATATCCTCTGACATATTCTATTTTTTTATACTTGTTTTTAAATAATTTAATATTTCGGAAATGTCCTCACTTTTATCTACCGGCAATGTGGCATTTGGTGCCGGCACTGTGGTAATGTCAATAAATAATGATTTCAATTTCATCAATTCACTTTCAATTGCGTATCCCAATTCATCAGATACGTTTTCTTTTTTGATCATTTTAGCCAAAACATCAAAACGTTTTGATAATAATTCCTGATCTATTTCGCCTTTGGCATCTGTGATCATAGCCAATGGATTAGCTGCTAAAGTAACACATGAAATTTCATACAACTTTACTTCTTTCAATTCACGCACTCCATCCTGTCTGAATGATTTTACTATAGGCATAATCCCTACACTATTCTCATTGATCACTCCATTTTTCATCAATAACAAAACATCCTCACCTAATCTAGTTTTAGGAATTTCAGCGACAAAATATAAACCATTTCCATCCTCACGCAATTCTGTAAACTTACCTAATGGCTGATCAATACGGTGTTGATTGCAATAACGAACTCGTGAACCATTTTCGTTTAATGTCTTGGTGTATGCACCGGCTAAAATAATGTCATTATCTGAATCTATATTATTAAAAACTGATCCATAGCCTTTAACAATACCGTTTGATTCATCAATATCCTCTAATCCTATAGATGTTTGTTTGAAAATCATATCGTTTTACTTTTTCTCAAAATTAGTTTTTTATTGCATTCAAAATTCAGATGAAAATATTTTTATTCCATCTTTGGTTCTCCTTCTTCAAATATTATGGTATTATCTTGATCTTTTAATGGAATTATGTGGCTATTGCTTAATAAAACTTCATCACTAATGCCATCTGGATAGGCATCACATCCACCGGATATTCTCCTAAAATGAATACATTTTCTACAGATAAAATTATCTTTATTTTCCATTATTTTTTAAAATATTTATTGATTAGTTCACCTATTTTAATTGCATATTTTGATGGA